AATTGGATAACCATGAATCTGGATTGCTTTTCCACTCTTTTGGACTATCGGGTGCAAATAACATTTCATCGAATTCACGACGAACATTGGGATCCGGCAATAAGTCAATCCAACAGTCTTCCTGGCTACAATGGGTTAATCGTTTTCGCAATTCTTCGTAAATGATCGAGGGTTTATTACTCGTGATCTGATCTAAATGGCTCTTGTTATAAACATCCCGTATTTGAAGAATCGCGGCGTCATTGTAACACGTATCTTTATGGACTGTGTTTTCGTTGGCTGGGTGACAATTCAGTTTAAATGGTGAGTTTCTTCCTCCTTTCGCGGTTTTTTGTTTTCTTGCTTTTTGTTGTTTCCGATTTTTTCGCGTTTGGTGTTGTGCCATATTTATATTAGAACTAGAAAAATATTTCTATTTCTAATTATTCCGTCTTGGTAATCTTTAGTCCTTTGGAAAAATCGATTATACTTGTAGGTTCAGATTGTGCGGAATTCTCACCCAGCGTATCTGATTTGACACTTATCGTCGGCTCTATAGATGGCAATTCGGTTATGATTTGGTCGTTGGATGCAACCGGTTGATTGCTTGTTGTATCTAAACCCCCTATAGAATTGTCACTACCGTTTCCGTTGAAGAACTTAGGTGCAATGATAATGGGCGGCATAGAAGTAGTTGTGTTTGAAGGTTCTTTTGCTAGCTGTAATTCATTCGAAAACTTCTGTGCTTGTTCGATCGAGCAAATGTTATTTAGATCGACAACACGCACCATCTCTTCGGGTTTTAAACCCTTTGTGTCGTGGGTTTCAAGTGTTGCAAATTTATCTCCATAATGTTTTACATTCCAAATACGAGTAGGGTTTTCGACATCATCCTTTAAACAACAATGTCCGCCCTTAATGATCTCTTCCACGTTTTCGTCCTGGCTTGGCATAGCCGCCGGAGGAGGAGGAATGTAACTGTCGTCGGTTGAAGGAGTGTCAATTGCATATCCTTGGGGTTGAGTTCTATTTTTGAGGAAATCGGGTAATTCAGGTGATTGCGGCAAATAGTCTTCGCTTTCTTCTTGCGTTTTGTTTTTGAGGAAATCGGGTAATTCAGGTGATTGTGGATGATATTCTTCGCTACCTTCATCGTCGGAAGGAGCTAAGTGATAACTTTCACTGTCTTCTATTGTAGGTGTAAAAATAGCGTCGTCCGGTGTGCTGATCTTTTCGCCGGTTGTGTTTCGAATATTGTCGCGAATCATATCAATGATCGAACGCACGTTTTTGTTTTCACCTAATAAACGCTCGATATTGTGTCCGGAATTCATTTCACTAATTTGGTCAATATTGTCTTCTGTAATAATACGCATTTGCACGTTGATTGTTTGGAGTTCTTGGATTAATAGTTTGAAACTATAAGGAACTTCGACAATACTGAATGAACGACCGTATTTTGTAACATGCTCTAAACGTAATTCATCGGCATTTTCCAAGGAACCAACAAATCGCAATGGACCATCGACCATCGGACTCATAAATAAATCTTGTGATGGATTGTATACGGAAATTGTACCGCTGTGATTACAAATCGCCATATAATACTTATCGCCACGGTCCATCATCGATTCTTTTAAGAACTGAGCAATGCCATGCGAAATCACCGTATCACGCTCCATTTCTCCAATACGTAGACCACCGTCATTGGCTCTTCCACCAACCGTTTGTTTCGTCAACACGCTGCGAGGACCTAATGCACGGTAATTGACCTTGTCTTTGACCATATGCTTCAAACGCATGTAATAAGTCGGTCCCATGTAAATCTCCGATTCCATTTGCATTCCGTTCATACCGTCATATAAAATTTCATTACCATTTGAATGATAACCCATCTTTGTGAGCATTTCTCCAAACACACCTATTTTGGATCCCTTATTGTTGAAAGCAGTGCAATCACCGAATCCTCCAAACAAAGCACTTGCTTTTCCTGTAATACACTCAACGAGTTGTCCAATTGTCATACGTGAAGGAATTGCGTGTGGATTAATAATGAGATCGGGGCGAATACCGGAAGACGAAAAGGGCATGTCGCGCTCGGGAATGACATTACCGATTGTGCCTTTTTGACCGGCACGAGAAGCCATTTTGTCGCCGAGTGTTGGAACGCGACTTTCAATCACGCGGACCTTGGCAATACGACGGCCTTCTTCGTCGTCTGTAATAAATACTTTGTCTACAATACCGATTTGGCCTTTCTTTGGACTCTTGGACGCGTCAACATAAGTCATGGGCATATCGATTGCGCTTCCAGGTGGCGGAGCACTAATGGTAACCAATCCGATCAAAATGGTTTTATCATCTACAAACGAGCCTTCGCGAATAATTCCGTGTTCGTCGAGTTTGCTATAATCATAGCCTTCCTTTAGACCCCGCACAAGTGGTTCTTTTTCAATATTCATAAATCGCTTGTCTACTAAACTATTTGCGTTTTGTGTGGTTTCTTCGTGTGCAGCATAGCTATTGAAATACGACGTGCGGAATAATCCACGTTTTAAGGAAGCTTCATTCACTAATATTGCGTCTTCTACATTGTAACCGGTATAACATGCGATTGCTACGATGACGTTTTCGCCATATACGTTTTCTTCGCCGTTAATCGCTTCCAAATACCGACTTTTTACGAGTGGAATTTGCCCACTGTTTAACACAACGGCAGTTTTGTCCATACGGTTTTGATAATTCGTGTGATATAGGGAGCACGCTTGTTTACTTTGTCCACATGAAAACGAATTACGTGTAGCCGGATTGTTTTCAGGGAAAATGATTAAATTACACATCATACCCAAAATAAGGGAATTATGGATCTCACAATGCGTATATTTTTTTAGATGACTCGTTGGTTCTACATCTGTTTTGTTTTCGTCTTTCATGCGGCCACTTTCAAATGCATCTACGTCGAGTGCAATTAGCGCATTTTCAGTTACGTTATTATCAACGTAATCAATGACCGCTTTGTTTGTCAAAAAACGCTCTAATTTAGCGGGATTGGTTTCGCCATTGACCCCTGTATATAACTCGTCCAAATCATAGATCTTCATTTCCTCGGGTTGCAAATCCACAGTGGGTTGTTTTTCATTGAAACCGCAAATCAAATCTTTCCAAGAAAATTCGCCGTCTTCGATTTTACGAATGATTTGTTTTGATGAAAAAGACGCCTTTTTCGTCATTTCATCGCGATAGAAAATTGGACGACACAAACGCCCTGCGTCCGTACATACAAATACAGTGTTTTGGCGAATATCGAAACTTGCACTCGAAAACGTAGGCACCAAAGCATTACGGCGATACAAATTGAAAACGCGAATGCATTCTTCGGGTTGATCAATCATACCTGCCCAATAACCATTTACAAAGACCTTGGTCAATCGCGACAATTGATACGGATTGTATTCACAAATAGGCTTTAAAGACCATTTTTCCTTTAGCCAGGCAACCATAGGTTCGCGAGATACGCCTCGTGTAATATAGGTGGAAATGGCTAAATGTTTGTGTAAACCGATGCTTCCACCATCGGGAGTATCAATGGGATCAATAAATCCCCATTGGGAATTGTGCAATACGCGCGGGCCGACTAATTTCACACTGCTGTCTAAAGGCAGATTCGTTTTGCGTAAATGATTAATAGCGGAATTGAAGGAAAGACGATTGAGATCTTGTAAAACACCAATACGTTTTGTGTGACTATAGGCACCCCAATTTCCTTTGAAGGCTTTTTGGAACCCTTTTTCTAAAATGCGCTCTTGGAATGCTTCTTGAAAATTCTCTACAATGAGTCCATACAAATTCGATTCATACATTTCTTGATTGTAATACAGTTTTTTCTCAAAAGTCAATTGAACCGCATGCAATTGCATGGACCAATATTCGCGATACAAATCGTTCAAAAGGGAACCAATGAGTTCCACACGTTTAAACTTGAAACTATCACGATCAGTGGGCGGCTCTAAACCAGTATATACGGACAATAGTTTGAAAACAATGTGGCCAAGATAATACGCCTTTTCAATGTAATTATCTTCGCCAATGTGAGGCAAGAAATAATCATTCAGGATTTCTAAAGCATGGCGAATGCCACCTGGACCCTTGGTTAACAAAGCAATGTATTGCAAGGCATTTTGTTGGTTATTTACTGTCGAACCGTCATGAACACTAGGAATAAAAAGGTCGATCATGGATTCGTATTTTTCCATGTCCAAGAGACAATAAGAAATAATGGACTTGTCGCTAATAATTCCAAGAGCACGGAAAACAATGAAAAGGGGGACGGGCGCACGGACATTGGGAATATTTACGACGATATTTTTGAAAGTATACTTGTTTGTAGGTGCTTTAATACGAACAGACATCGTTCGCACAGGTTTGGAAATATTTTCCGATACACTGCGAATTTCAGCGGAATATAGATGAATGTCGTCGGTGGATTTCTTTACATAAAGCATATTGTCTGCGAATTTCTCTTGGCACACGACCGTTTTTTCTTTTCCATCAATGATGAAATAACCTCCTAAATCATTTTTACATTCGCCCATACTGAATCGGACCTCTTTCGGAAGTCCTTGTAAAACACAGAAATCGGATTGCAGCATTATAGGAAAGTTACCCAAATAAATACGTTTTAACGTATGGTTACGTTTAAAGGTTTGTCCGTCAAAAGATTGATTTAATGTGTCCTTTATTTCCTTGGCTTGTTCTGTCGTAAGTTCGATTTGTGGGGGTTCTTCTGTATTTGCCTTTGGTTTTCTTTTGGTGGGTTTGGGACCACCGCCACTTACAAAATCATCGTTGGTCGATCCGCCTTTTTGCAATAATTCTGGTATTTCGCCTTCGTTATACGTGTCACTGAATTCTACATCTACGTCATAGTGAATGGACATGGAATAATTCATATCACGTAAACGGGCTTCATTGGGAAACATGAAGCGTGGGTTGTTATTGTCGTAAATCACGGGTTTACCAAAATAAAGCTTGTTTCCGTCTTTTCCTCCCATGTATAATTTGCAAAAACTCTTGTATTCATTTGTAGATGAATCTTGGCGAGAATACAATGTAATAGGGTTTTTCTCTTTGAATATTTGATAAATACTGTGTTTATAGAAGTCATTGTAGGAATCAATGTGATATTTGACTAAAGATTGGGGATTATCCTCAAAATACTTATTGATTATTTTCCAGATTACACTTTCTTCCATGGAATATATGTCTTATAAATTCTCTATATATATTTACAAGACATAGTCTTTACCTTAGGGGAAACCAA